CACCGCTATCCTTGTCATGGCCCTGACACCCACGCCGGCATTGGCGACGGTTTTGATCGTCATCACGTCGGCGGTCTCGTTCGATATGATGTAGAGCTTCGCGGTGCTCGGCACGATGATGTCTCGCGTGCCGCCAGGGGCGCCGGTCAGAGCAATGACCGAGTTCCTCGCCTGATCATCAGCGCCGTTCTCTGCGGTAAGGAAGACCGGATCCGTGGCCGGCGTGACATCGAGACTCAGGCGAGCAGCGATTGCGTCCTCGAGCAGGTCGATCGCGCTCGCGTTATTGATGTCGCCCCAGACATTCTGGTTGCCGCCAGTCTCCTGAAGGACGAGCCGTAGTAATGAAGTAAATGTGTCAGCCATTAGCCTGATGTCCTTATGATTGCGAGAGTCGGATCAGTCGGGTCCGGAAACCGCACAGTAAATGTCCCGTTGTTCACAGCGCGGGGCGATCTAAAATTGATGACCCACATGACCTTATTCTGCTGTGGTCCTGCTGTAGTGTTATAGATGACGGCACCCAGCGCGGCCCCAGGATTTGATGGGCCTATTCCCCAGGTTGCTCCTGGTCCGAACACCAAGTCATCGAAATCGATTGCCGGTCGCTCTGGTTCACCCGGAGTGTAGATAATTGTCTGCGTCAGCTGCTCACCACCGGCCGTGTATCCGTTGCCGACAAGCTCGTCAGTGATCGATGCCTGGTCGTCGACGGTTACCGGATCGATATCCGCCAGCGTCGTGTACATGGCGAAGAACAGCACATCGTTCCTGACATCATGGTTGCCATCGATGCATTGATCGTTGAGGAACTGGAACGCTGTGCCGGTTGAAATACTCATCCGGATATGCTCACTGTCTCAGCCGCAGACTTAACTGGATCGTAATCGCCACGCCACTGTCGCCGAAGCTCCATCTTTCTCGCCGGCATCAATTCAGCGTAGCTCTGCCGCCATGTGTCCAGGTCCGCAGCATCGGAGATCAGGAACTCGTCAGAGGCAAGCAGGCAGGCGTACAAGAGCAGATCGCCGGCATTGTCACCAAGCCATGTGTTCTGGTTACCCGGTGCCAGGGCGTCAGGTGTTTGGATCTGGCGAAGCTCAAACCCGTACTCGAGGTCCGGTGGCGGCACCATGAAGAACTCGGTCTCGGTGAACTCAGCGTAGTATTTCGGTTCGGCCGTCGCGGTCTCGTCAGGCTCGAAGTCCAGGCACCACTCGTAGGTCCTGCGCTCAAGGTAGCGTCTCAGGCCAGCAGAGGAACCGGATGGAAATGCCTGAGTCGGAGGCGTGAAATTGGCTGTCGTGTATCGAGCCGTGCCGACGGTAATGCGAACTTCATCGATAGACGCATTTGCATCTGCGATGTTTGGAGTCGCGCCACTTTCGTTTCTTGAGCCGATGTTGATCGGTATCGCTCCGGTGCCTCCGATCGTTACTCCCGTTACATCAAAAGTGGCACCAGATTTCACGCCGTCTATATGCGCGAACAGATCGTTGCCTAGCCGCGTGATGGCAATGTGCTGAAAAGTGCTGTTCGGACCCATCGTGCCAAAACCAAGGAAGTTATTAAGACCGCCGCCTCCAGTTGCGTAATTAAAGAACAAAGTGCCGTTTGCACCTAGCACACTCCAGTTAGTGGTGCCGGTACCCCCATCGCCGTGATTGATGTAGTCATGGCCGCCAACCTGGTCAAATGTGTTGACTTGGAACTCAATCGTCCAATCTCCGGCAAGCACCGGGAAGACTGTATTGTGAGGAATTTCGAGAAAGTCCAAAGGATCATCAGTATCGGCATCGAGCGCCGCTGTGCCGAATTTTTTGATTGTCGTATCTAAGGCTATGGCTCCCTGGAAATTCACTGAGTTATTGAACAGCGAATCATCGACCGCAACCGTGGCGCCGTCCACACCATCCAAGCTCAGCAACAGCACTACATCGGCGAAGTCAGCATCAGCACTAACGGCGGGATCTCGGAGATGCAGCGACCTGGTTCCCTGCCAGTCCGATGGCTTGATCGCCTGCACATATTGATCCGTCGTCAAATCGCCTATGATCACCCGGTCGAAGATTTCGAAGTTCAGATCGGTTGTCAGCCGGGTCTCGCCCAAGGAGACAATGATGCTCTGATTGTCGATGAACTCCTCACTGGTCTCCTCGAGCCAGGCACTGAGGGCCGCGATCAGGTCGTCGTAACTAAATGATGTCGATGAAGGCATATTAAATTCTCATGGGGTGATTAAGTTTCCCAACACCTGATCCGCTGATTATTCTGATCGCCCAGCAGGATCCAGTCGCCGGTATCCGGTCGGATAGTCAGCCCCCTCGGGACACCTAAATTCGTGGGTAGGAATATGTTGACGCCAGTCGAGAAGTTGAAGGGTGCCGAGATGTCATCCGCCGCTGTGAGATCAAACGAGCCGAGCAGGTTGCCGCCAGTGGCAAAGTAAAGCTTGGTATGGTCGCCCGAGAAGTCCCACGAATTGGTGCTGCCTGCTCCAGCCGCCCCGTAATTAAATGACTGATCGACCCCGGTGCTGCTCGAGATGTCATGCGCGGTCGCCAGATTGTACCGTTGTATGGTAGTCGCGGAAATGTCAGTAAACATTTTGAACCCATCGAGGCTGAACCGGACCATGTATTCGCCAGGGCCAGTTATCGCAGTCAACGACGCGAATGATGGGCCAAGCCCTCCAGAAATATCGTAGGGAGCCGATGAATGATCGAAGGTGTCGATCCTCCGAAAACTGGAGAACCAGCGGCTCAGAAATGTCAGCTTGGTGCCGTTGTCGTGCCAGGTCATGCTGCGATTAAGCGAGGTGCTACGGAGGATATTGCCGTTTGGAGTCCAGCCGGTAAGCTGCCAGGGAGCCGGCAGATCGTACTGGTGCGTATCGAAGCCACCGACAGCGACAGTCCAATGGGTCCACGCACGTAGGCCATCGGGCCTGAAACGAACGTCACGCCTGCTGCCGCCCGGTGTGCTGAAAGGCTCCGGGGTAACGTCATCTGACTTGAGTGCGTACTGGTCGGCGTCTTCAGCGAATGCGAATTCGGTACTGACGATATCAATCCCGGCAAGACACCGTACCGCGAACCCATTGAACAACGTGTCCCCTGGTCGAAAAAAGAGCGTTCCCCCCGACAGGTCGCGCTCCGGCGCCGGCCGCCACAGCGCTACCGGATCCTCGATCTCTGGCAATGATTCCTGCGGGTGCTTCCCTTCGTACCAGTTTGGGTCAACGACAAGGCTCGGGTAGTAACCGTCCGACACCATGTCTTTGAGCAGCATTTTCCTGCCTGACCTGGCGCATTCGCCTACCGCAAATTTTCCCTTAGCGTAGCGCTTCGGCACGTGTTCACCTCAGCATCCGACGTCTGGATCCACCGCTACCTAACGCTCGAGCCATGCCGCCTCGACGAGCCGGCGGTCCCTGTTGGCCACCAATCCGTGACGCAATGGACTGGCCTCGTGGCTTGGCAAGTGCTGCCGGTGGTCTCGCTGCGGCTCCGCCCAATGCGCCACCCGGTGCGGTCGTGATACCTGGGCGGGCTGCCCTGAATCTCGCAGATTGCGCTGCGGCCGAAGTGGCTCCTGGTAGAGCGCCTCCGGGTGTCGCTGCTCCTCTTGCCGCTGCTTGCCTCATGGCCTGCGACCTGGCACCGGCCGTTGCCTGCTGCAGTGCCGGCGTACCGCCGCCGCCCCGGCTTGCAAAGCCGAACGAGCCGCCTCCTGGCATTGGCTTGCCGGCCATCGTGCCAGGACCTCGCTGAATAGGCTGGACTGCTGGACGCCCCATCATGCCGCCGCCGGCCCCTCGCTGCTGCTGCTGTTGCATCTTGGCCTTCACCATGGCCTGCTGTTGCTGCATGCCACTCGCTCGGCCGGCTCTTGGCGGGAGACTAACTCCGCCACTCGTTGCGTTGCGCTTACCGAGGAACCCGCCGCCTGCACTGGTAGGCAAACCAGGGCCACCGGTCCTGGGATTCCGGCCACCAGCACCGCGTATCATGCCGGCAATACCGCCTCGCTGCCCTGCCTTCTGCATCCCTTTACCAAAACGACTCTGTGTGGTCGGCAACTCAGAGAGCACTGGACCTCGGTTGCCGCCACGATTCCCACCAGGATTGTATTGCCCCCTGGCTTTCTGAAGCGCTCGGCCGATCATGCCCGACCTGCCACCTCCGTTTGGATTGTGAGTTCCGCCGCCCTTCCTGGCCATCGCAGAGTCGTGCATAAGATTCTTCATCGAGCGTGAAAGTGCCATCATGGTCTCCCGTGCTGTCGTGAGTAGTTTGCGGATATCACAAGCGGTGCGGTATCCCTGTCTTCATCGTGGGCTAATATCCACTCGTCGGCAGCGAGTATCTGAAGCGGTTCCCACTTTGTCGCGTTGTATTTCATCGCCACCCTGGACGCCAGTTCGGCAACGAAGGCCTCCTGGAATCTGAATGGAATGTCGAGCGTGTTCTGTGCGTTGCCGACATCCTCCATCTGCTTGTAAACATTCATGATGATGATGTCGGTCGTGTTCTCGCCGGCCAGCCAGAAGAACACCTGGACCTGGTTGACGCCGATGTCGGTATCCCGACGCCGATCCACGAAGTATCTGTCCGGCCGCCCGATCAGGTTCTTGTCATGCAGGATCAGGTAGTCCTCTCTCGAGATCGGATAGATCTCGGTGTCGACGCCATTCCTGCGCACCACCGCACTCTGCACCTCGATGGTGCCGACTGGCAGATCGAAGCTCACCTCGCCGGGCGTGACCGTGTGCTCAATTTGTTCGAACGTCCACTGCCTGTGCCCGCGGTTCGACCAGGATGAAAGCAGGAAGCCGCACGATCGCCTGATCGAAATGATGTGCTCGCCCGTGATCTCCTGCAGGTTCATGCCGGCGCGCTCGACCGCCTCGTCGCAGATCACCGCGAGGTTCGGGTCGAATAAAAATGAGCCTGTGGTTGCCATTGCCTAATCCTCAGGTCGTGTATAGCTCGACGAGTTCGCTGTCCAGGAAGATCACATACAGCTTCGTGTCGCTGTCCGTAAGATGGATCCCTCGAGGAGTTGCTCCACTGCCTTGCGACACATCCAACGGAGTCTTGGTTGAGGCGACGGCCGAGTCGATATCGAACGCTATTCCCAAGTCGTACTGCACGACCGTATCGGCAACCGCATCAAGGCAATACGCCTTCCTGCCACCAACAGATACGGTTACACCGAATAGGCCGCCACCTGAGACCTCAGCATCTGTCGCCAACGTACCGGTATGCGTTCCGGTGGTGAGATCGTACGGCGTACTTAACGTGAACTCCAAGACGTCACGATTAGTCGAGTCGACGATGTAGATCTTGGTCCCGTCTGCCGTCAGGTGCATTCCTTGAGGCGCATTGCTGCCTGGTGGCTCGACGACGAGAGTCGTCCTGGGTCCGTTATGAGCGATGTCGAAGTTCGGAGATAGCGGCCACCTGAAAATGCCATCCGGATTCGTAGGATTCCGAAAGAGAACAAAAAGCTGCGAGCCGTCTTCTCGTACCGAGATGCCTCTAGGATTCTGCCCATCGGCGTCGTCCTCTTTTACAAACGCCAGGCTGGATATGTCATGAGCGGGAGACATGGAAAACTGAAATACACTGTTTGAGAGTGCGCCCTTAGTAGCGTACAGGTGTAGACCGTCCTGAGTTACGAATATATTCTCAAGAACGCTGAGGTTGACAGACCCGGTCAGGGTCTCCTCGGAGTCGAAGGAGAACGCGCTAATATCTGGACCAGGACCCGCACCCGGCAGTAAAGTAAGGGACATCAGCAAGTTATCGGCCCCAGCATTAACGCCAGTGGTGTTCCATGGACCCGGAGCTTCAAGGCCAGCCACATCCACTTTCTTTGAGCAGGCATAGACTGTTGCCGGGTTAAAACTGTTGTTGGCGTTATCGGCATATCCAGTCGGTGGGGCGTAGGTGGTGAACGTCCGACCGTGGCCGCAAAAAAGCAGCATAACTGCGCCGTCCACAGTAGTGGTGAGAGCTATTGCCGTTGGGTTCGAGCTATTCAGCTGTAATTTGCTGTGGGCTGTCAGAGGCGTGACATCGAAAATGGCAGCGTCAACCCCTGATATAGCAACGCAAGCTAGAGCAAAGCCTGCCCCACCAGCGTACTGATTGTTAACGGTTACTTCGGTCTCTACCCCATCACCAAATTTCGTCCACACACGCTGGGTCATTGCGGTGCCTGAAAAGACTCGCCTTTCGGCAGCGTCCAGTTCGACCCAACCCGGAGTAGTCACCAGTACAAAATCGTTAAGGTCGTCGGTACGGGCTATATAATGCGCGAGTGCTAACAGGTCGCCGCTGTTGTGCGCTGGTAAAGTGAAGACCATGTCCCCGGCCACCCCTGTCTGGCCATATGCAACGCCCTCGCCTACAACGATTCCAGCCTCAGCGGCCACACCAGCCTCGAGGCCGGCACCACCGAGGCCGACGCCCTCAAGCGCCAGTCCGGCAGCACCAAGTCCTGATGTCCCCAGGCCCATGACTTAGTGCCCGTGGCCGGCTTGGACAACCTCGAGATCTACAGGATCGCCAGCATCACCGGTCAAACGCGCATTCGATGTCAGTCGAACCGCCCTCACCGGAAACGCGATGTTGCCTGTCGCACTGGCGACCAGGTCAAACATGGTGTCGTGATCGAAGATGTTGATCTCAGGGAAGAACAGTTCGAACTCGCTCCTGACATGCTGACTGGTACCTGCCGTTGGGTCATTGCCGCGGCGATCAAGGATGTTGGACACCGTAAGGTCGACCGTCATGTCTGCCGCGTGGTTCGCATTGATCGTCAGGCCGAGAGCCACCTTGAAATTCTCTCTCAGGTAATCAAGCGGCAGCCAGCCAGTCGACACGATATTGCCTGTGCCAACCTCAACAACCCCCGCGAGATCGTCATCGACCTTGATCGAGGTCACTGTTGCGAAGCGATTCACTGTCGTCGCGTTGGCGCTGTCCACGCCCCGAACTGCCTCGATAAGCAGATTGCCTTTCGAGTCGGTACCCGTGATAACGAAGACCCGCGCTGTCTCGTCGGAGCTTAACGCGAGCACCACCTGGCGCGGCTCATCCATGATCGCCACGCCATCCACGACAAAGCTGCCATCGATGTTTAGCTCCTGAACACCTCCGGAGTTGACCGCCTGTCCTTGAGTAATGGCCTCGACAAGAGCCAGCGAGTAGGGCGAGATCTGTAATACTCTTGGACGCATGACGTCCTCCTTTTCAAATTAAAATGGCGACGGTGTCTGGCTCGGATCCGTATAGTTTGGCTGGACGCCTTCCTTCGTAAGATCTGGCATGTAAAGCACCGAGAACGTCTGATTCTCATCAGCCGGGTTAATTGACGCTCGAGGACTAGAATTCGTTGCGGTCTGAGGGTCACTGTTTCCGCCGTTAAAAGAATATCCAGCATCCAGCGGCCCACCTCCGATTTCGATTCCAAACCGTAAGGGGTTTGCCTCCCCCGGCAACGTCACCGATCGCATCCGCAAACCACGCGAGGCAACATTGGTAACACCAACTACAATCGTGCTGGCCGTATCGTCATCGACAAAAATCCGATCCACTGAACAGAAATGCTTGCTAGTCGAACTGCTCCCGGCATTCGCACCAGGCATTTCGTGAGCTTGCGGCCGACCATTGGCATCCAATCCAAGAACCGTGAACGTCCTGCCAGAATCATTGCCGATCGAGGCGATTCTGACCTGGGTGCAGTACGGCAGTTGAGCAACACCGTCCGCATCGACAAAAACACCATCAAGAACAAGATCTTGTTGGCCGCCTAATGCTGGTTGCTGCGATTCAGCGATGCCATCCAGGTCCTCGGTTCCACCAGGAAACGACTCAATAGTCACCGGAAAAATCGGCATGCCACGCAGGGCATTGTCGTACCCTTCAGGCAAATTAAATGAAACTCCGGCGCCGGCTGTGTAGATGTCGGCATGCGAAATGTTGTGCTTGCTCATCGCAAACCCTCCTTAGTTGCCGAAATCAGATCGCTGACGGTACGCGCTGTCTCGAGTCAGTGTAGTTCTCGCCCAGACCTTCCTTGGAGAGATCCGCCAGGTACGTTACCTCGATGTCGGCAGTGAGTGCGATAGGGATGTAATCCGCTCGCTGATCCACACTGGTCGGACTTGGCGTGGTGCTATTGCCAGGGTCGTAACTGCCAGTAATTTCGACGGTATTGCTCTCGACGGCAAGGTGGGTTTCCATCCTGCCCGTTGTAAAGCTGGCGAAGGTGGGTTGCGCTCGCCTTCTCAGCCCACGAGGTCCGGTTTCCTGTTGGCCGATAGAAACGACACCGGCTGTATCGTCATCGACGATGACGCGCCTGATCTTGGTGAAATGCTTGTTACCTTCGACCGTGGTCGCGTTCGGGCCTGCCCTTTCTTCGGCCATCGGTCTGCCGTTGGCATCATCGCCAAGAATCGTGAATGTCCTCGCGCTTTCGTTGCCAGCCGCAGTGATCGAAAAACGACCGCAATAAAGGTTAATACCAACGCCATCGACGGCATCATTGCCGTTGATCAGCAGATCCTGTTCGCCGCCAGCCGCTGGTGTCTGGTTCAGCGAGACCGATTGGTTGTCGCTCGAGCCTCCCTGAATAGCCTCGGTAACCAGGACAGCGATCCGTAGTCCTCGCAAGGTGTTGCCAAGCTCGTCGCCCATCCCGAAATCCGGATCAGCGAGATTAAAAGCTACGCCGTCGCCGGCAAGTATTTGTGATGCATGTGTCAGTGTATGTTTACTCATGACAGCCCTCCTTAGGGGCAGCGGCGTATCTCAGCCGCGTCAGTTGTTGTAAAAATTCTCGGGGAGACAATTCCCCCCGAGAACCGTTTCCTACTCGTGGTTACTTGCTTAGGTGCCACCTCCTGGTGAACCGTAAGCTCCACGCCAGTCAGACCAGCCGTAGCTGTAGCGCTCTCGTGCCTTGTAGCGCAGGTTGCCGGTCTCGAAGTCGCCTTCGATTCCTCGCTGCACGTTCTTGCGCACAAAATGCTTCAGCCCATCAGGGCAATCGGTCAAAAGAAACCAGGCATCCGGGTCGGTAAATCGGTGATTTACGCAGAACCCGTCGGCCACTGTTCCCAGTGTGTTGATTGCATTGATGTCGTTATCTCCGGTGCCCGTCCGATACGGCGACTGCAGGATTCGCGTTGCCACGAATTGCAGTTGTGTCGGCACGGCCATCTTCTTGATCTGACAAGCGATCGGGATTCCCCGGTCGTCGTCAAACTCAGAGATATCAATTGCGGCCTGCTCCAATGAAGCCTCGGACAGATCAGCTGCGACCGCCAGGGTGTTAGCCTGGACGCCACCGCCGAACTGCGGATGTGATGCACTGAACAGCGGCACGCCGTCGCCACCTGGGAAGGTAGCGTCGAAGCCGTTATTCAGGATGTCAGCACCCTTAACTTCTTTGGTCTGTTGAAGTGAGCGAGCGAGCGCTCGAGCGTACTTGCT